ACGATCAACGGGACGGCCAACCAACTCGTCACCAACTCCTCCATTGGTGATGTCACCATCTCCATCCCCAACAACCCGCTTCTGCCTGGGGTGGTCTCAGCCATCGGGTTCGCACCCGGTGGCTTTGCTGGTGCTACGCAGCCCACACGCTTCATGGGTGGCACCGTCTCTGCTGCTCCCACGACGGGAACGTGGACGCAGGGCGACTACGTCATCGGCATCACCAACGGCACGCTGTGGGTCTGCACGGCGAGTGGCACACCGGGCACGTGGGCGAACACCGGCACCAGCAGTGGTGTGACGGGACTGGCCACGTCTGTCGTCTCGGAGACCTCCTACGGCCAGAGCGCTGCTGTGGGCGTGGGCACGCTGTCGGCACGCAGCGACCACACGCATGGCTCTCCTGCCACTCCTGTCACCTCAGCAGCAGCGGGAACAGGCATCAGCGTCTCTGGCTCGACGGGACCGGTGACCTTCACCAACACGGGTGTCACATCCCTTGTGGTGACGAACAACGCCTCGGTGAGTGCCTCGACCGGCTCTGTCACCATCACCAACTCGCTCACGCCGACCTTCTACAACGCTACTTCTAGCCAGACCAACCCGAACTGGGCGATGAACGATGGCTCCTACACGGGGCGCATCGCACTGGCTTCAGCCAACGGCAACTGGTACACCAATGTTCTTGCTGGCGATGTGGTCATCAGGGGTGATGCTGCTGGTAACACCCAGGGCGTCGTGCTTGCTGCTGGTCCAACCTCAACGGGCTACCTGCGCCTCACCAACGCTGGCACCACCATGGGTGGGACGCTCAACACCTCGGGCAACCTGAGCGAGAACGGCAACCGGGTCTACACGGTGGTGAACCAGCCGCCTTATCCGGTTACCTCTGTGGCCACTCGCACAGGTGCCGTCACTCTCACTGGTGCTGACATCGGTTCGGGGCTCATCCCTGGCAATCTCACTGTCAACAACAGTTCCACTGGCACCACGGGCACATCGATCCCAGGCATCATCTGGGTCAGTGCTACCGACAACTTCCTGTTGCATGGCGTTTCCGTGCCGCACTACGGCCTTGCTGGCTACGCCTGGAATGATGGCAACGGCACGACTGGTACGAACATGTCGTTGTCTGGGTTCTTCGGGTTGTCCTTCTCTACTCAGGGCACCGAGCGCTTCCGCATCAACAACAACGGCGCTATGACATTGGCTGGCGCTACGACTCTCACTTCGACAGTCAGCGTCACGGGTCCGACCACGCTGAACTCCACGCTCAGTGTGGTTGGGAATGTAACCGCTCCTGATGTGGCGCTGACGAATGTTGTGCGTGGTACTCCAGGCACGATGTCGTTGCTGCACCCGGCCTTCGGTGGGAGGCAATGGAACGACCGGATGCGCTTCAACGCTCCGAGCACGGTTGAGGTCGCCTCAACGATCACCAGCCCCACGTGGACAACGACTGGTGCGCCTACGCCTGCACAGTTCCTTGTGGTGATGGCTGGGCGTACCGACGCAGGCACTGTCAACATGACGACCGCTCTGCCTGCAATGAGGGCGACGTGGAACAGTTCTAGCAACAGTTGGTCGCAGTTGCAGCAGATGATGCTGGCGTTCGGCTACAACACCCCCACGTCGTCCAACATCAACGCCATCTGGGAGACCTCGACAGACGGCGTTACCTGGACCTCACGCACTAACGTCAACTTCAACGTGGACGCCAGTTGGGTGACGTTCGCCCTCGCTGACAACGGTGGCGACAACTGGCTGCGCCTGTCTCTCCTCTGCACGATGCCTGCAAGCGCCACCACGTCGCTGCGCATGGTTAGCATCTACAGCAGTCGCCCCGGTGACCAGGGTGGTGGTGAGCAGAACAACGTCCCGTACTCCTGGGGTGGTGACAAGGCAGTCTCTTTCCCTGCCGCTGTTACGGTTAGCGGCGCTACGACGCTGAATAATGGCGCAAGCATCAACGGTGCTGTAACGGCGAGTTCTACCGTAACCATCAGTGGCGTAACGACGGTAAACTCGACCACCTACCTAAACGGAACGGTTACCGTAAGTTCTGGAGTGTCGCTGCTGGTAGGCAGGTCCTACCTCAACCAGAACGAAATGTTCATAGATCGTTCTGGTAACAACACTGACAGGTGGAGGTTTACTGCCAGCGGTGGTACGAACTACCTACAGACGGATGGGACACTAGTCGTATCCCTGCCGTTCACCGGCACTGTGCGTTTCTCGGTAGACATCAATGGCAACACGCTATCAGCCGGTAGTTCGACAGCGTCTCAGTTCCAGACCAACACCAGTGGCAACACGGTAGGTGCAGTCAACCTTATTCCTGGCGATAACGCGCACAGCGGCTATATCGAGTTCAGGGCAGTAAGTGGTGTCCGTCAGGGTTACATCGGTTACTCCTCTACCAATGTTGCCCAGGACACTGGGACTCTTCTGTACAACACTGGCACGCACCAGTTCAACGGCTCGGTGACGGTCAGCAGCAACCTGTCAACCAACGCCATCACCGTCGATCCGTTGGTGGGCAGCGCTAACGCGATGGTGAACCTGACCGGACGCAACAGCGGCGTTGGTGCTACTGCACAGATCTGGGCGGACTGGAACGGCGGGATCGTCCTCAACGCTGCCGCTGGTCAGAGCGTCCGTGTGCAGTCCCCAAGTGCTGGCACTGCTATTGCACTTGTCGTCAAGGGCTACTCGGGGCAGTCCATTGACCTTCAGCAGTGGCAGAACTCCTCTGGCGCGATGCTCGCTCGCGTTGACCAGGCTGGCAACTACGTCACCACCGCCAGGGTGCTGGCAGGAGGCACCGCAGCCCCAGGCCAAGTCAGTGTAAACATCACTGCTTCCAGCACCATTGGCATCGGGGTAAGAGCCTTCTCTGGCCAGTCCGCCAACCTCCAGTCTTGGATGGACTCATCTGGCAACACCATGTCGGCAGTGACAAACGTTGGCGACCTAGTTAGTCCCAACTACTTCACTTACACCGCAGGTGGCACACTAGGGCAGATAGCACTTCGTGCCGGTAACACCACCAACAGTGGCTTTGCTGAGTTCTACTCTGCTGCTGGTATTCGCCAGGGCTACATCGGCTACTCCAGCAGCACGGCTGCTCAGGACGCTGGGATTCTCCCCTATAACGCTGGCACGCATCAGTTCATCGGCAATGTAACCACCACGGCCAACCTCACGATCAACAACGGCAAGCAGGTCTACTACAACGGCATCGGCACGGCGATTGGTGTGCTGGGGTCAGACATCCGCTTCGACACCATCACTGGTGGTGCTGGTGCGGGTGCTGGCAACCTTGCCTCTCAGACGGTCTACGCCTACAACATCAAGGACGGGGCAGTCACCAGCGCCAAGTTGAGCGCTGCGGCACTGGCGACCTACAACATCCCGAATGGCACAGCGCAGAACGGGCGTTATGGGCTGCTGCGCTACATCGGGTCTGCCAACGGCAACCAGGACTCGGCTGGACAGGATCTCACCTGGTACCTGAACCCAGGCACAGGCCTAACCCGCGTCACAGATGGGGCTGCCTACGGCGGGTACGCGGCTAAGGCCACGGCGGGCACTGCCGCAGACACCGTGACCATCACCTACGGCCCGTACTACGGATCAGGCGCTGGCCCCGAGTTGCCTGGTCTAGCCCCAGGTACCTACCGCTACACGGCATTCCTCAAGGTCAGTTCGACGGCCCCTACGGCTCTTGCCTTCGGGTTGGCGGTCAACTGCAACACCTCGGGCGTGGTGCAGAACAACAGCACATACACCGACTTCAACGCCTCAGACTCCTCTACGTCCTACATCGGGCACTCCATCGTCTTCACGATCTTGGCCGACAGCGCTGGTTCGGCAGGTCTGGAGTTCTACGTCCGGTACCGGTCTGCGGCGAATGTCGATGTCTCGGTCAGCCACTTTCAGGTCACGCCGTACGACCCGCGCTCACAGGGCGAGATCACCACCACTTTCATCAGGGACGCGGCGATCACCAACGCTAAGGTCTCTGACCTCTCCGTCACCAAGTTGACGGCTGGCACGATCAACACCGACGACATCTACCTTGGGGTCGCAGGCCACATCTACGCAGGCAACAAGACCGGTGGCCGCGTCGAACTCAACGCTGCTGGCTTGCAGGCCTACCAGACTGTCAACCTGCTGCCTGCTGCCGCTCAGTCCTTCGAGGACGGTACGACTGGCGGGTGGAGCGCGCAGGGTTCTGCAACGCTAACCAACTCAACAGCGCAGGCCTGGATCGGAACCAAGTCACTTAGCGTTGTGACGGCTGGTGGAGCGGCGTATCAAGGTGCCTTTACCCCAAATGTAACTTATACAGCAGGCGTACAGTACACATTTAGTGTCAATGTGCGGCCTACAACTACTGTCACGCTACGTATTACAGCAGATGGCTCAAGTGATGGTTTCCGTGGAGCGGGCGGAGACGCTGGTAGCACGTGTCCAGCCAACGTGTGGACTCGTCTATCCATCACATTCGTGCCTACTGCTACTGGTGCAAAAGCGCATTACATTGACACTGGTACAACTACACAAGCCTGTACCTATTATCTGGATGGAGCCCAATCCGAGGTTGGGTCGAGCGTCACCACTTTCACTACTAACACTTCGGCGTCGGCCACCAACTTCACGCTCGCCAACAACGGCATCCTGACAGCCACCAACCCTTCGGGCGCGAGGATCATCCTCGACCCGCACTACGGGTTGGACTTCTACGACACCTCCTCGGTGTCCAAGATGCACTTGGACATGGCGACGGGCTCTGCCACCTTCGCCGGGGCGCTGAGTGCTGCTACAGGAACGTTCGCTGGGTCGCTGAGTGCCGCTACCGGCTCCTTCGGTGGGTCGCTGAGTGCTGCAACAGGAACCTTCGCTGGCTCTTTGTCGGCTGCGACTGGCACGTTCACAGGCTCACTCTCTGCTGCAACCGGCACCTTCGCGGGATCACTGAGTGCTGCTACTGGTTCGTTCACTGGAACCTTGAGTGTGGGCACCAGTCCCAACTGGTTCCAGGTGGACTCGTCAGGCAATATCTGGTCAGGGGCAGCGACCTTCGGTTCTGCGCCCTTCCGGGTGGCCAACACGGGCGCGCTCACTGCTACCAGTGCCACGATCACTGGCAGCATCACCTCTACCTCGGGCACCATCGGTGGCTTCTCTCTCAGCAGCACCTCGTTGAGCGCTGGGTCTGGTGCGACCTCGGTCATCCTCGACACCGCCAACGGCATCGCCTTGGGTGGTACGGGTGGCTCTGGTGGTAACGCTCCATTCCGGGTCCTTCAGAGCGGTGCGCTCACGGCTACGAGCGCCACCATCTCTGGTGCTGTCACGGTCACGTCTGGCTCGATCACCATCAACTCGGGCGCTAACGAGTTCGCCGTAGACACCAGCGGCAACATGTGGGTGGGAGCATCCACCTACGGTTCCGCGCCGTTCAGGGTAAGCAACGCTGGCGCGTTGGTTGCCACGAACGCCAACATCAGTGGCACCATTACGTCGTCTGCGGGCAACATCGGCGGCTGGAGCATCGGCGCGTCCACGCTCCAGTCTACGGGTGGCAACATCCAGTTGGTCAGTGGCACCAACCCGTACATCTACTTGAACACCACGACGGCGAATCTCCTGCTGGACACTCGCACCGGCAACAACATCTTCGCGGTCTACAAGGTCGGCACTGGCAACACCTTCACCGCTGATGTGAACGGCAACATCACGCTGGTCGGCACGGTCACTACAGGTGCTCTGACCGTCACTGGCCTGGCAGGCAACTTCCAGGTCGGTGGCACTTCCGGCTTCATCGTGGACACCAGCGGTAACCACTGGGCCGGTGCGACCACACTGGCCGCAGCACCATTCAGTGTCACGGTGGGTGGCCTCTTGAAGGCCACTAGTGGCTCTGTGGGTGGCTGGACGCTTGGTACAACCACGCTGACCGGCACCAACGTCACGCTGGACAGTGCTGGCACCGTCAAGGTTGGCACTGGCTCGGCCATCGTCTCCATGCAGCAAGGTGTTGGTCTGTGGGCTGGCAACGCAGCCTTCGGCTCTGCATCCTTCCGGGTGGACACCTCGGGCAACCTGACCACCGCTGGCACGGTGACCCTCGGCGGCACTCTGAGTGTTACGGGCACTACGACCCTCAACGCGACCCTAGCCCTGGGCACCGGCACCATCTCCAGCACCAACTTCAATGTCACGTCTGCTGGCGTCGTCACGGCAACCTCGGCCACCATCACTGGTGTCATCACTGCCACTTCTGGTGCCTTCACTGGAGACGTGCAGATCAGCACGGGCTCGCTGTACGCAGGTGCTTCTCCTACCTCTGGCCAGCGCCTGCGGGTCACCTCTTCTGGTATCACGGCGTTCAACTCCGGTGGGACGCAGACCTTCACGGTGGACACCGCAGGCAACCTCACCACCACAGCAGGAACGGTCTCTCTGGGTGGCACCCTGACGGTGGCGGGCAACACCACGCTCAACGCCACGCTCACGCTGGGGTCGGGCACCATCGCGTCCACCAACTTCAACGTGACCAACACAGGCGTGGTGACCGCTACCGGGGCGACCATCAATGGTCAGACCTCACTCAACGGCACCTTGGTCTTGGGTGGCACGCTCTACACGCCCAACGGGAACGTCGGTAACGGCTCCACGGCGGGTGTCACGCTCAGCACGGCTGGGTTGAAGGGTTTCAGTGCCTCTTCAGCCACTCCCGTGACGGTCATCGACGCCACCAACGGCACGCTGAGCACCTCCAACGCCACGCTGAGCGGCACGCTGACCGTGGGTGCTGCTACGACCCTCAACGGCACCCTCACCCTCGGTACGGGGCAGATCTCGTCTACGAACTTCAACGTCACCTCTGCCGGGGTGATGACGGCGACGGGTGCCACCATCACGGGCACCACCAGCCTCAACGGGACGCTCGTCCTGGGTGGGACGCTGTACACCCCTAACGCAAACGTGGGCAACGGCACGACTGCCGGTGTGACGCTCTCCACCGCAGGGTTGAAGGCCTACAGCAACTCATCCAGCACCCCCATCACCACCATCGACGCCACCACTGGTGCGATCACCGCCTCCAGTGCCACCTTCAGCGGCACTCTGACTGTGGGTGCTACCACCACCCTCAACGGGACCTTGACCCTTGGTACGGGCTCGATCTCCTCCACCAACTTCACGGTGTCGAGTGCAGGCGTCGTCAACGCCACCTCGGCCACGCTGAACAGTGTCACCATCCAGAGCACCTCGACGCTCAACGGCACAGTGACGGTGGGTGCGACCCTCACCGTCTCCGGGACGATCCAGTCCTCCACCACAGTGGGGACGAGTGGTTCGGGCTACCGGCTCTCCACTACGGGCCTGGAGTTCTACAACGCCACCACGAGGAACTTCTTCGTGGACATGTCAGGCAACGTGACCAGTTCGGGCACGACCACATTGGGTGGCTCCCTCAACGTCACCGGCACCACATCGCTCCAGAACACCCTGACGCTGAGCACCTCGGGGCAGATCGCTGTCGGCAGCGCTGCCAACAAGAGTGTCATCGACACCTCGGGTGACGTCTGGTACGGCGCGTACATGCCGCGTGGCCCACGGCAGACCGCTGCCAACGTCACGATGACCACCGCTACCACTGGTGGCACGCTGGCAGCAGGGCTCTACAAGTATTGGGTGCAGGCTGTCAATGCCGATGGAACCCCAGGTCCCGTCACGGTGGCGGTTGGTGCTATCACCACCACTGGCACGACCAGCACAGTCACCGTATCGTGGAACAACGTGCTTGCTGGGTCTTCCCAGGGCTACGACACCCGTGCCATCACCTACACCGTCTACCGGCAGGCGTCTCCCTACACGGGCCTGTCGTACTACCAGGTGGCGTCGGGGCTTGCCTCGTCGGCTGCCAGTGTGGTGGACACGGGGTCGAGTTCAACGACCTTCAGTACGATCCCCATTGAGGCCACCAAGGCAGGGCTCTACTTCGCTGGCGCAGGTGCCAACGACATCACGCTGAACAACAACATCAACCTCAACGGTCAGGTTGTCCTCGGTGGCACGCTGGGGTCGATCACCACTGGCAGCACTGTCGGTACCTCTGTCATCCGCAACGACGGCGCGACGTGGTTCGGGGCGACCAAGCCGCTTGGCATCATCCAGTACGCCACTGCCGTTACCGGTACGCCTTCCACGACAGGCGGCAGTATTCCGGCTGGCAGTTACCGCTACATCGTGGTGGGGATCAACTCCAACGGCACCTTCGGGCTGATTGGTACGTCTGGCCTTGTCACCACGACTGGCTCGACTTCCTCGGTGGTCGTGAACTGGACCAACAACTACTTCGACAACACCTACAACGAGTACGAGTCTCCGACCAGCATCAGGGTCTACCGCGCCCTCGCCTCGGGTGGGCACAACTACTACGTCGGCTCTGCTGCGAGCATCACGACCGCAACCTTCACGGACACCACCGGAGGGACTGGCGCGGGTGGCACGTGGCAGGACGCCTTCCCCACCTCATCGGCGGGCTTCTACTGGGATGGCAACAACACCCGCAAGGTGACGATCAACGCACCGATGGTCGCCAGCAGCATCCAGACCAGCGCCATGTCCATCAACGGCCAGACGGCGATGAGTACGCCTGGGACTTACCAGGTCATGCAGGCTGGCACGTTCACGATCACCTTCGCGAGCGGTCTTGCTACCGGCACCATCACCTTCCCCTCGGCGTTCTCTGGCACCCCGGCAGCGGTGGTGCTGACCGCAACTCCGATCACGGGTAACACGTCTGTGACCATCAACGTCGGCACCGTCAGCGCTACCACTTTCACCTACCGGGCGCAGCAGCAGGCCACGGGTAGCACCTACAACGGCTCCGTGACTGGCCACTACATCGCCATGGGCGACTAGCAGACTTTTCAATCCAACAACCTTAGGATGACTGACATGACCACACCCTCCACTGTCACCTTCACCGTCACTTCCAAGAGCAGCGCTGGCCCGGACACGGTCAACGTCGCGTTCGTAGAGGTCACTCAGCCGGGAGCCTCTGGCGTGACCTACCAGCAGTCCTTCAACCGGACGCTGCCGCAGGCTGAGGCCGACGCCTACGAGATCAACTCGCAGTGGGTGCAGTCCCTCACGGCGGTCACCCCGACCACCACGAGCAGCACCAGCACGAGCACCAGCACCACGAGCACCCCGCCGAGTAGCAGCACCTCTACCACGGGTGCCTAGTGGCCATCTGCGCACGTTGCGGGGACGAGTACCCCAACACGCTGCCGAGCCCATTTGCCTTGGTCACCATGTCTGGACCGGGTGGGGGGACTACTTGGAACTACTGTGTGGAGCGGTGTGCCCCTGTAGTGGTTGCCTGGCTGTCACACACTTGGGAACCTGGGCAGGCGCACATTTCGGTACCACTGACCGCCAACGGACAACTAGCACTAGGGGATGAGAATGTTCCAGCCTGACGCCAACGAGATCATCGAAGACATGTCCACCACCATCGGCGCGCTCTACAAGGAGAACGCCATCTTGAAGAGCCAGTTGAAGGCTGCGAACCGGCACATCGAGACTGCCGACCAGAAGGATGCGCCCCTGGAGGGCGAGGTCGTGGAGCCGAAGCCCAAGGTAGCCTGACCTCAGGAACACGAAGAGCCCCTGCCCCCGCGAAGGGACAGGGGCTCTTCCCTGTGTGACGCTAACTGTATGGAGGCTGTCACCTGCCCGCAGTGCCACCTTGAAGTCGCTCGCCACTGTGCTCACTGTGGCTGGCTTGTCTGTGGCAAGTGCAAGATCGTCTACGGCAAGAACAACTACCTCAAGCAGCCGAAGAAGTGACGACAACCCCTACAGACCTCGGTACCTACCTGCTCCAGTACGGACCCTTCGGTCTGATCTTCCTAGACGCCTTCATCACCCGGAAGGTCCTGATGCCGATCTGGGCGCACAAGGACGCCATGAAGGCCAAGGACAACGTGGTGAGAGACCGCGACAAGACGATCTTGGAGAAGAACACTGACATCAAAGAACTGAAGACCTCGCTGGACAAGTTGCAGGCCTTGACGCGAGATCAGATGCTCCCTGCCTTGGTACGAGCCAACCAACTCTCGGCGGACTACCTAGCAGAGATCACGCATCGTGGTCCTGGGACGCTTCCAGTGGGTACACCCCGGAAGACGACTCCCAGGAAGAGGGCTTGAGATGGCGAGCCTCACCAGCGACATGGAGATTCTTGCGCTCAAGGCTGAGACCAACCGGCTGGTTCTCGAAGGACTCCTTGTACTCGGACAACTGGAAACCCATGAGGAACACTTGACTCAGTTCATCCGTGACGAACTGAGGACGGTGCGTAATGGCGGCAGCGCGGACTCCTGACGGTTTGGGGGGTATGGGCGGCTTCGACAACGACCGCATCGGGAGACTAGAGGCAGCCACCGAGCGCCTCTCCCAGAACGTCGTAGGCCTCTCCACTTCCCTTGCCATCGTCTCGGAGATCACCACCCGTCAAGAGGAGATCGAGAAGCGAGCGGCGCGTGCCGAGGCCAAGGCCGTCATCGCTGAGACCAGCACCTCCAGGGTGCAGGAAGACCTCGTCTCCCAGGAAGAGGAGCGCAGGCGGCTCCGCACCATGGTGGTGATCGGCTTCGCGGTCGTGGTGGGCTTGCTGGCCTACATCCGGTACGAGTCGGTGCAGCAGATCAGGGACCGCAACAAGGTCGCCTACCAGGTCTGCGAGAACACCAACATCAGGGTGGAGACCCAGGCGCAGATCGTGGAGCGGGCACACGACAAGCCTGATGCCACACTGCTGCGCACCCAGAAGACCGACTGTAAGAAGGCCTACGGCCCGAAGAACAACCCGTCGTTCCTGGGTGTCGGATGACTACTGCCCTAGCGGACTTCATCCTCACCCGACCCCCGGAGACCGACGATGAACTATACGAACTGGTCTACACGCTCTGGGGCGTCAAGATCCCACGCACGCCCGTCTGTGCTGAACACCAGACACCCTTCGCTGCCTTCGCTGATGCGTTCTTTGGCCGAAGTCCCGTGTCCGTGTGGAAGGGGTCGCGTGGTTTCGGTGGCAAGAGCAGGACGCTCGCGTACCTCGCGCTGACTGAGGCGGTCGTCCTCGGGGCAGAGATCAACCTGCTGGGTGGTTCTCTGGCCCAGTCCACCAACATCCACGAGGCGATGAGGGATGGCTGGGATGCACCGCTCGCGCCTAACCACATGGTCGTCTCTCACGGGACGACGGTTCTCCGACTCACCAATGGTGCGAAGGTCCGACCCCTCACTGCTTCGCAGCGAACTGTTCGTGGACCTCACCCCCAGCGACTCCGACTCGATGAGATCGATGAGATGGACATCACGATCTTGGATGCCGCGATGGGTCAGCCGATGCCTAAGACCATCGGCGGGAAGTTCCTCGACACCCAGACAGTGATGTCGAGTACCCACCAGTACCCCGACAAGACCATGACGGAGATGCTCAACCGCGCCGTGGAGAACGGCTGGCCGGTCTTCTCCTGGTGCTACAAGGAGACCTCCAACCCGGTTGATGGCTGGCTGTCCCCCACCACCATCGAGAGGAAGCGCCAGGAGGTCTCTGCGGCCATGTTCGCCGTGGAGTACGACCTCCAGGAGCCGAGCATCGGCACCCGTGCCATCGACACCGAGGCTGTCGAGGCCATGTTCAGCATGAACAACGCTGAGGTGATCAAGAGCCCCTCGATGCGCAAGGGCGGGGCCAAGGAGCAGCACACCTTCGAGCAGCCCACCCGTCTCGGGGAGTACGTCACTGGGGCGGACTGGGCCAAGGAGCAGGACTACACCGTCATCTCCACCTGGCGGACGGACTGCACACCCTGGAGGCTGGTCAAGTACACCCGCCTCAACCGCCGTCCCTGGCCGGTCATGGTGGGGATCTACAACGACCAGTTCAACGAGTACGGCGGGAAGGCCGTCCACGACGGCACCGGAGTCGGCAACGTCGTCAACGACTACATCGACTCCCGCTCTGTCCCCTTCATCATGAGCGGGCGGCAGCGCGAGGAGATGCTGACCGAGTACATCGCTGCGGTGGAGCGTGGGGACTTGATCGCTCCGCGCATCGAGAGTGCGTACACGGCTCACAAGTACGCCTCGGTGGAGGACGTGTACGGTGGCGGAAAGGACGCTCACCTCCCCGACGAGATGTGCTCGTTCGCGCTGGCGTGGACACGCGCCAAGCGGCGTCGGCGTCCTGTGACCCCGATTGGGATCGGTCGCCTGAACGGTCAGGCAGACGAAGCACCCTGGGAGACACCCCAGGAGGCCCACGCCAGTCCTTGGCGTGACATCGGCGGCGTCAAGATGCCCGCCGACACCGGCTTCTCGTTCACCGTGTAGGAGCAGGCATGGCTAGCAGAGCGCCGAGTCGAGGGATCAAGGAACTAGAAGCCAAGGTGGGTCCGCATGGCTGGACCTGGGAGATGGCGGGCAAGCACGTCAAGTGGAAGGGACCGAATGGTCAAGGACTTGTCGTCACGTCTGCGTCAGGATCTGACCATCGAGGTGTGAAGAACGCGCTGCGGGACTTCCGACGCGCAGGATGCCCGATCTAGGAGACACCATGGCCGACACTGACCTGTTCCGACTTGGTCCCGACGAGTGCATTATCACCTCCCCTGACGGTACTGAGCAGGCCGTGGTGCTCTACGAGAGCGTGAACGCCTGGGTGGCCAAGGGCTGGACCCGGTGGGCGCGTGGTGTGCCGGTGAACCCCAAGCCTGGCCTGACCGCTCCCATCAAGCACTACCGCTACTGACCCCAGACATGACGAAGCCCCGGTCTCCCATTGGGAGCCGGGGCTCTGTCGTTCAGGCCTTCGGAACTCGGCTGGAGATGGTGCTCTCCACAGTGCCGGTGATGCCCTGGGTCACCGTGACGGCGATTCCCTTGATGAGCACCCCGCGTGCGGTGTTGAGAGCCCACTTCACGTTCGGGTTCTTCGTGGCGTTCTTGAGGTTGGACTTCGCTCGACTAGCGATGCGGTCTGCGACCGGGGGGACGACGTCCTCCTTGTTGATCGGGGTGACCTTCTCGCTGGTGTTGCTGGTCATTTTTTCCTCTCCGTGAGGGTGTGTCCCTCATCTACACAAACAATAACACACGCTGCATCATTTGTCAACAACAAAGCCCCCCGAAAGATTCGAGGGGCTCTGTCTAGCGGGACGCTCTACCTATGGTGACTAGGGCGATGGCGACTCCGACGACCGCTGCCTCCTTGACGGGCAACTTGCGGGGCGTCTTTGTCTTCACCGTGGTCACCACAGTGCGCGTCTGCACTGTCTGGGCCATTGGCTTCTCCTTTCTGGCCTGCCTCAATAGTAGCACAACAGGGCACACCCTGTACAGAGTGTTGGTCTGAGACAAGGTGTGTCCCTAAAGCGATGATGAAGCCATGACGTATCCCATGGGCTTTGTGGACGAGTTTGGTCCCGATGGCTCCGTGAAGGGCGCTGCGGCCTTGCAGTCCTTCGTGGAGTTGGGGCAGACCGGCCTACGGCGCTGGGGCGGCTACGTCGATGAGGAGTTCCTGCCGCAACTCCGGGGTCGCAAGTCGATCCAGATCTACAAGGAGATGTCGGAGAACGACCCCATGGTGGGGTCGCTCATCTGGGCCATCGACAAGTTGATCCGGCAGATCACCTGGCGGGTGGATGCCGCCAGCAGCAGCCCAGAGGACCAGTTGGCTGCGCAGTTTGTCGAAGAGTGCATGGACGACATGTCACACACCTGGGATGACTTCATCTCCGAGGTCCTGTCCATGCTGGTCTACGGCTGGTCCTGGCACGAGGTGGTGTACAAGCGCCGGGGTGGGGACGTCCGCAACCCCAAACTGCGCTCCAAGTACAACGACGGCATGATCGGCTGGCGCAAGATGCCCATCCGCTCGCAGGAGACCCTGCTGGAGTGGGAGTTCGATGACGACGGTGGCATCCAGTCCCTGATCCAGTTGGCACCACCGGACTACAAGAAGTCCACCATCCCGATCACCAAGTCCCTGCTGTTCCGCACTGCGCTTCACAAGAACAACCCCGAGGGCCGCTCCATCCTCCGCACGGCCTACCGCCCTTGGTACTTCAAGAAGCGCATCGAGGAGATCGAGGCCATCGGTGTCGAGCGCGACCTTGCTGGTCTACCTGTGGCGAAGATTCCGGCTGAGTTCCTCACTGCTGCGCCTGGCACAGACGCCTGGAAGACCGCCGAGGCCTTCAAGAAGATGGTGAGGTCGGTCAAGCGTGACGAGATGGAAGGCGTCGTCATGCCGAACGCCTTCGATGAGGAGAACGGCAACCCGCTCTACGAGTTCGAGTTGCTTGCAGCGGGTGGATCTAGGTCCTTCAACACCGACCAGATCATCCAACGCTACGAGCAGCGCATCCTCATGACCGTGCTGGCCGACTTCATCCTGGTCGGGCACCAGGACACCGGCTCCTACGCGCTGCACACCGACAAGACCGGCATCTTCCGGTCCTCCCTCAACTCCTTCGCGGTGGCCATCGCCAACGTGCTGAACCGGCACGAGTTGCCGCGTCTGTTCGCCCTCAACGGCTGGTCGCTCAACGCTCTCCCCGAGATCAAGCCCTCCGACGTAGATGCGCCTGACCTCACCGAGTTGGGTGGCTTCATCACGCAGATGACTCAGGCCGGGATGACCTTCTTCCCCGACCCGGATCTGGAGGAGTTCATCCGCTCCGCTGCGAAGTTGCCGCAGAAGAGCGAGGAGACCCTCATGCTCCAGGCCCAGGCTGAGGCTCAGCGGGCTGCCCAGGAAGCGGCCTACAACGCTATGCAGCAGGCAGGACTTGCAGGCCCTGCCGGTGGTGGAATGGGAGACATGAGCATGAGCCCCGATAGTCCGCCCGCGCCGGATGCTGGCGGTGGGATGTGACTGTCGCGCAGCACGAACGGCTCGGTTACAACGAGCATGTAGGTGACACCGAGGTCGCAGGTGAGATCGCCCGCGACATCTACACCAACTGGGACAACGACCGTTGGCGCAACGCCTTCATCATGTCGCTGGGCTCGTACTGCGAGAACCAGGTCATGGCCCACAAGGAGGAACTGGAGGCGATGATCCACGCTGCTCACACGAGCACCGTGGACAAGGCTCGTCGGGCGGTCGTCAAGTCCTACCTCGTCTCCAAGGCGAGCGTGCGGATTGACGACTACACCCGCAAGGGACCTGACGGTACGAGGATTCACGTCGAGGGCTACACCCAGCATCGTCCAGGGGCTGCTCGTCGTGTTCCTGTAGGCGATGACCCGCAGGCTGCCGCAGCGGCTCTGCTGGCTGCTTACAACCAGCGAGTCGCTCCTGACAAGCAGGCTGCTCAGCACCACGTCGCGTACCACATCTCTGGCCCCAACGGGGATCACATCGCCATCCACAATGCGGGCGAGGCACCGCACGTGGCTCCTGACGAGGAGATCACCCACATCCAGTCACTGGGCATCCCTGATGCCAAGTTGAGCGGCCACCAGGCCTACAACCTGGCGACCCAACTTGGTGCGAATGCTGCACAGGCTGGCTCTGCTGGCGCTGTTGTGCAGGGCGTTGCCGATGCCGGTAAGGGCAAGGACTGGTTCGAGCGACTGACCTCGATGTCGAAGGCCCTGCACTACGCCACTGGTGGGGGAGCAGGCCCTGTCCCTGTCCAGGTTGCCACGGCCATGGGGCAGGCAGTCGGTCAGCACGGTCCTGAGGTTGCTCGTGTCCTAGGTCCGTCCATCCGGCGCTACTCCTACAAGTACCGGGGGATGACGGCTGCCCCTGAGCAGTTCAGCCGGGTTGCTCTCGATGGTCGGCAGGCTGACGGGAAGGGCAACAAGGAGACCAACCAGGCCTTTGAGCGCAAGTTGCTGGGGACCTTGGCTTCCACCAACCGTGCCAAGGGTGGTCTCGGTGCAGTCCCAACCGATGAGCAGAACCGGCTGATGCTCCAGAGCGGCGCTACTGCTCCCTCGCAGGGGTTCATCATCGACCCCAGGGGCAAGGCCGTGCAGCAGGCCGTGGGGCACGCTGACGACCACTACGTGCCGTTCAACCTGTCCAAGTTGCACGCCCTCAAGAACGGCTCCTACGTCCGTTCACGGGCTTATGGCGGGCCGACAACCGAGGACATCTCGTTGGGGATGCGCTCTGGTGCTTCGCGGATCTCCACCATCTCTCGGCACGGGATCTACACCGTGCAGTTTGACCCGAGGGCCAACACCAAGCGGTACGGCTACACCCCGCGCCAGGTGGTGAACAAGTACGCCCGCCTGTTGGACGCCATCCAGTCGGGCAAGGTGACTGACCCGCAAGACAACAGCAAGCAGTTGAAGTTGGACGAGCACGGCTACTCCGTGGCTCTCCAGTCCCTCAAGCACCAGTACCCGTTCCTCATCCAGGCCGTCTATCACGAGCCACCTAGCGAGATCTCTGAGTTGGAGGGACTGCGGGCCGGTACCGGCGAGAAGGACACCGGCTACATCCGTCCGATGTACCTCAAGCCCACTGGGGCGATGGCGGGCTTCCATGACCCGTTGCTGGGTGGAGCGCAGTCCTACGACCACCTGGAGGGCTACCGCTCTGCCAAGGCCTCACGGCTTGCTGTGGAGCGCGAGAAGGCTAGGCAAGACGCGAGGCCCCCACAGCGTGGCCCTGGTGGTGCAGAGGCTGCGAAGGAGAACATCCATCGTTACGGCATCAACCCGGAGCAGCCTGGCTTCACTCCGCAGCAGAAGCAGACTGCGCAGGCGCTAGGTACCGACTGGGGTGCTACACGACGGAGTTACCGCTCGCGGGAATGGTCAGAGACCAAGAACGCCGCTATGCAGGAGCACGCTGCCAAGATGCTCCAGTGGCACCTCAACAACTCTTCACCTGACGAGTTGCTGCCTGAGGCTGGCCGCTTCTACTCCATGTTCGATGACGCCAAGAACGGCGACAAGGACGCCATTGATGGCCTGGAGATGATCCGTACGGGTGAGGGCGGCACCCGTGAAGACCTCATCGATGTACTTGGTGACATCTCGGACCAGATGGAGAAGCAGAGCGCTGACCCACTTGCACTTGGTCACTACATCGAGTGGCGGCACGGCCTCAGCGACGATGACGAAGCGGACGACAAGGAGTACCAGGCGCAGGCTGGTAAGGCTCCTACCATCAGCCCTGAGGCATTGGCCAATGACCCGATGTACAAGGCGGCGATGCGCCACCAGTTGATGACGGCCTGGCGCAACACCAAGGACCCGAACATGTCGTCCGAGAAGAAGGACGCGGCGCGTAAGTGGTTCGAGGAGCCACAGAGCAACGGGATGATCCCTGGCGAGTTCTTCGATGACCCGACCAAGAACGCCACAGGTGCGCATCCTGATGACATCCACGGGTTCACGCCGTACGAGCAGATGGCACGCCAGATGGCGCGTGCTCGGGGCCAGAACCTTCCCTTCAAGCGCCGCGAGGTCCCTGAAGAGGAAGCCGAGGACCCTCACACGGCGGTCTCTGAGGAAGACGACGACGAGACACGTGCGCGGAAGGCCAAGGAGTACGAGGAGCAGGCCTACCGCGAACTCATGGCAGCCGAGAGCCCCGATGACGATTCGCAGATCTCGTGACGACGCTGGATGACCTGAGCCAGCCGTACCTCCCGCCTGCCTCGGGGGTTGCTAACGATGATCTGGCCAAGGACATCGGGCAGGCCTTCCTCGCCTCGGTGGTGGCTGCCAAGGTGCTGGACTGGTCCGGTCTCGGGAGAAAGTGGGCTCGGTCTGGCTTCATGACCGACCACTTCAACCAGGAGGTCAGTGACAAGTTCGTCAGCGTCTTCCAGCATGACCTCACTCCTCTACTCGTGGAGGCTGCCCTACGTGGTATCCACCACGCCCAGACGGAGTTCGGTGAGACGGTCGATGTCTCCCCGAAGGTCGTGGAGGACTGGGCTGGTGTCTACGCGGCGGGAGTGGCCAAGCAGATCGCAGACCAGAGCACCTTGGCCATCCAGGACGCAGTGAACATGGGGGTCAACAGCCGTCTCCCCGGTCCTGCACTGGCTGACCGGGCTCAGCAGATCTACGGGCTGGACCCCCGCTCGGCCAACACCTTCCAGGCCATCACCACCAACAAGAACCTCCCCAAGGACAACAACCTCCTCAAGGTGCTGGCTCAGTTGCTGGTGGGGCGTGGCCACATCATCGGGGACGTCCACTCTGTCGCCGGGATCAACTTCGGCAAGCAGTTGGTCTACATGCAGGCCATGGAGAACGGCCAGTTGCTGCCGGATGCCCGGAAGGTCTGGCTGACTGCTCTGGATGAACGGGTCTGTGACACTTGTGGCCCGATGGACGGGATTGCTGTCCCCATCAACCAGTCCTTCGAGGTGCAGTTGCCGCTGCCCAAGACCTCACGTGGGAAGAACCGCAAGACCACCAAGGCCATCGTGCCTCCGGTCCACCCCAACTGCCGCTGCACCATCGTCACCGAGGACAGGATGGAGGGCGGGATCATCACCCGCACCGCCCGTCGTCGTGGGGATCTGTTCTCTGAGCCTGAGGACATCCTCTTCCAGAAGGCCCTTTTCGAGGAGTCCAAGCATCCTCGTGCAGGAGATGGGCGGTTCTCCCGGATCGCAGGGCACCTCAACAGTCACCGGGTCGAGGGCTTCGACTCACACGAATCCTCTATACGGGACGCGGTGACTCATCTGGCGGGGGTGGACCAGGAGTTCCGTGAGGGCATGTTGCGGCACGCCTATGGCGACTTCACGCCTGAGGAGTACCAGAGCGCCGCCGTACATATGGCCATGAACGATGACCAAGCAGGCATGGAGGCGATGACCGCTGAGGGCAACTCCCGCGTGGTGCCTGCCTTCCGTGACCCTGAAGTGCAGAGTCGCCTCATCCATCACCTTGGTACGGACGAGAGTGAGGCAGCCAAGAAGATCTTGGGGTCGCCGCTCTACAACCTCTCTAACCACCCGGAGGTGGATCACGAGGATGTCCGCGCTCTGGTACGAGGCGCGGAGGTCTGGTCCAACACATTGAATGGGCGCAACCGCATTCGTGAGGTGATGGCCACTCCGCAAGACCGCCTCACCACTTACGGGAAGATGCTGCGGACCTTCGTAGACGCTGTGGAGGACGCTCCCCACAGTCCGGTGCGCCTCTATCGCGGGATGTCCATTGACGACTGGGAGTTGGCCAACTGGCAGAAGGGCCACGAGTTCTCGCTGGACCTCAGCAGTTTCACCGACTCCAAGGGTGTTGCCGAGCACTACTACCAGACCGGTCGGGACTTCAAGACCCAGCAGGTCATGGCGTCGATGTCCGAGGAGGAGGCGCTCACAGACGGGCTCTTCCAGGTGGGCGAGCACCACAACGTCCTGATGATCCTGGACCCTGGTGCGAAGGCTCTCAACATCAGTCCATTGACGCTCCAGACTTCTCAGGCTGAGTGGGTGACCAGGGGAAGGTTCGTCGTGCAGGACGTCCACCTGTTGGACAACGCCAAGACCGTCATCCGCATCACTCAGGTGGCTGAGCGGGTCTTCAAGGCTGCGTCGGTGCCGGATGACGACCCGCTTCTGGAGAAGTTGAACACCCCGCTCCCTAAGCCTCAGGTAGAGGAAGAGGTTGCCAAGGACTGGACCAAGTGGAACCAGGAGCACAAGCACCAGGCCGAGGAGGGTGCGACTGGCGCGGTCGGAGCAGCAGCGGGTCAGGGGCTCTACCAGAGCACGGCCTACGGCCCCCGCACGGTCTCTCGGTACGTCAACAACCACAACTCGGAGTCCAAGTCGAACAAGTTGTGGTACGAGCGGGCGATGAGCAAGACCCCTCTAAAGAGGATGCGGGAGAAGAACAAGGAGGCGATGTCTGCCTCGCAAAGGGACAAGCGGATCAAGACTGCTCGTAGCGCCCTTGCTGAAAAACTCGGTCGTCCTCCTACCGACACAGAGTTCTATCGTGCCGGTGGTGCAAGTCATCTAGGGGTAACTGGCCACCGCCTAGAGCGGGTGCTTTCTTACACGCATGGCGGTAGGACTGGGAAGGCTGTAGGCACCTTGGCGACCATCGCTGCTGCCACTGCTGCTGAGGAAGCGCTACGCCACCACGAGAAGAACCGGTAAGCGACAAGACGGGCTCTACCGGCCAGGCTGGTTTCATGGGTGACGTCTTGAAGGCTGCGGCAGAGGCGGCGTGGAAGACCGATGCGGGCTTCCAGACCATCGCCAAGTACCTCTACGGCGATGACGTGGTCCTGGAGGATGTCCTCGATGACATCGCCAAGATGGACCCCGTTCCTGCGGATCTGCACGCTCCTGACGGACCACCCAGGAAGAAGCGCAAGAAGGATTC